CATTTGGACCTAGAATGGCTCATGATGATACCATTGAGGCACTTTATTATGCTAATTTATACGCATTTCCTGCTAATTTGACGCAAAATAAGGAAAAAAAGTGGTATAAAAAGAAAAAAAGAGCTAAAAGTTGGATAATAGCTTAAAAAAGAGGAGGAAAAATGTATAAATACGGAAAACGGTCTAAAAGTAGGATGAAGGGGATTGACCCTAGATTAAAAGAAGTCCTTGACCATTTGATTGAAATAATGGATGTCACAATTATCGAGGGAGTTAGAAGTGCTAAGAAACAAGCAGAGTACTTTAAAAATGGTAAAAGTAAAATTGATGGAAAGTCTAAGAAGTCTCAACATCAAAAAGGTAAAGCCGTTGACCTTGCTCCATATCCTATTGACTGGGATGACCGTGATAGGATGCATTATATGGGAGGTATGCTCAGAGGTATAGGGCATATGTTAGGCTATAAACTCCGTTACGGAGGAGACTGGGATGGTGATGGTGTGACAAAAGACAATAAATTTGATGATTTAGTTCATATTGAGATAAGAGATTGAAGTCTCTTAACATACAAAAGCCGTGGAGGGTTACAAAAAATTGGAAATATCCGTATTCTGGTTTAAATGACCCAAACTATATAAAAGATAGGAACGAGCTTTTTAGAGAAAATGGTAACGGATGGTGGTGGGGAATGGACTCAGACTTAAAACCTATAATAAAAAAGAGGTCTTAAATGCCAAGAGGTAGAAACAAGAAAGCTGATGTAGTGAGGGACTTATGGAAAAAGACTAATACATTTCATAGAAGGAAATGGTATAATGATAGTCAACAGGGAGTAGACTTCTATTTAAATGACCAATTATCACAGGCTGAAAAAGACTCTTTAACAGAATCCGGGATGCCAGATTTTGTTATTAATAGAATTACACCAGCTATTGATATTATGAAGTACTTTGTAACAGCCAATAACCCAAGATGGCAGGCTGTAGGGGCAGAGGGTAGTGATTCAGATATTGCTCATATTCATGGTGCTATTTCTGAGTATTGTTGGCATAGGTCAGGTGGTAAGAGCCTTTTTGGTCAAGTAATTCATGATTCATTATCAAAGGGTATTGGTTTTTTTGCAGTTACAGTTGATACTAATGCGGACCAAGGGCAGGGTGAAGTTGTATTTTCATCTGTTGACCCTTATGATGTTTATGTAGACCCTACATCTAGAGATATTCAGTTTAGGGATGCTAATTATATTATTATTCAGAAGAATATGTCTAAAGAAGCATTAAAGAAATTAATGCCTCAGTATAAAAATAAGATTTCTAGGGCAACTGGAAGCCCTGAGGCGAAACAAACTTCCAATAGGGATAAAGACGCAAGTTATTCTATACAACATTCTGATATAGATTTTGCTGATACATTCAAGCCAGATGATGGAGAAAGAGATGACACTCTTGATTTTTATGAGTGTTACCAAAGAGTATCTGTCCCATTTATTTCTGCTTTAGTGAAAATACCTCCCTCTCCTGCTGAGATGGAAATTATTCAACAACAAGTCCAACAAGAAATGGAAATGGCTAAGGCTGAGTTACAAGTTTCTATGCAAGAAAGGCAGTTAGAGTTAGAAACCGCTGTTCAGCAAGGAGATATGATTCAAGAAAGGGCAGAACTTGAGATGACTAAAGCCCAACAGGAGATGCAGTCTCAACTTGAACAACTTCAAAAAAGCATGGAAGCTAAACTTGTTGAAGCAAAAACTGCCACAGATACTCAGATTCATGAGAAATCAGTATTTGATAATTTTATGGAAGAAAAGGGTTACGCAGAAAATGTCATAAGTTATAATGAATTTTACGAACAACGAATAAAGCTTACTTGTGTTGCAGGGGATATGTTCTTATACGAACAAAGACTTGCTGTTGATAACTATCCTCTTGTCCCTATTTGTTATACACATACTGGGACTCCATATCCGATGAGCGCAGTGACTCCTATGATAGGTAAACAACAAGAATTAAATAAATCCCATCAAGTTATGTTACATAATGCTAACCTCGCTTCTAATCTAAGGTTTGTTTACCAAGAAGGTTCTATTGACGAGGATGAATGGGAGCAGTATTCATCTGCCCCCGGTGCATTGTTGAAGACTAGACAAGGATTTGAAGTTCCAACAGTAATAAATCCTCAGCCAATTAATAATGCATTTTTTACTATAACACAACAAGGCAAAGAGGACTTAGAACATATTTCTGGTGTTACAGGTCAGATGCAGGGAGTTGGACAACCCCAACATGAAACTTATAGAGGTATGTTAGCATTAGATGAATACGGAACTAGAAGAATTAGACAGTGGACAAATAATGTTGTAGAACCAGCTCTTGAGAGCTTAGGTAAGGTTTTTATGCAGGTTGCTCAAATTGTATACAGTTCTAATAGGGTGTTTAGAATTGTTCAACCAGAAGAAGGAATGTCTGAGCCTGAGGTTAGTCAAGTAGAGATAAATATCCCAGTTTATAATGATTATGGTCAAGTAATAAAAAGATGGAATGACTATGCTAGTTCAAAATTTGACGTAAGGATTATTGCAGGTTCTACACAACCAGTCAATAGATGGGCTTTACAAGACGAATATTTTAAGTTTTTTGAAGCAGGTCTTATTGATGATATTGCCATGATTCAACAAACTGATATAAGAAATAAAAAACAAATACTTCAAAGAAAGTCTTTATATTCTCAACTACAAAATACTATACAACAACTTGAAGGAACAGTTAAAGACCAACAGGGAACTATACAGACCCTTGAACGTCAAGTAGTTCAGGCAGGGATAAAAGATAAAGTTAGAACTGCTGATGTTGAGATTAATAAAGCGGTTAATGAGACAACTGCTCAGCAAAAACTGGTGCAGAATATCATGAAGACGGAACTTAGTTCTGCTAAGAAAGAACAAGTTGCAAAAGAAAAAGGGTAATCGTAGATTAAAAGGAGTAAATAATGAGTGAAGCAATAAAAAAGGACAACGCAGAGGTTGATTTAGAGAATCTGCCCCCTGAGACTGATACTCAGAAAATAACAAAACAGGACGATTTTTTCGACCAGCTTGATAGACAGGTCATGGGTTCGGCTCTTAGTGAGCCTTCGGAATCTCATCCAAAACAGCAAGTTGAGACAACTTCTCCTCAGGAGAACCCTCAAAACGCTGAGGTCGATTACGACCAACTTGAGAAAAGGTATAGTGATTCTTCTCGTGAAGCAAAACGACTTAACACTCGTTTAAAAGAGTTAGAACCATATTTACCAGTTCTTGAAGCGATGAAAGAAGACCCCAATCTAGTTTCTCATGTGAGAGGCTACTTTGAGGGTGGTGGTTCAGCCCCTAAAAGCCTTAAGGAAGAACTTAATTTAGGAGAAGACTTTATGTTTGATTATGATGACGCAGTTTCAGACCCAAATTCTGATAGTGCTAAATTATTTCAAGCAACTGTTGATGGTGTAGTTCAGAAAAGAATCAGGCAGTTTTCAGATGAGCAATCTCGTCAAAACCAGAAATTAGCTGATGAGCAGGATTTTCGTGCTAAGTATCAGTTGACAGATGGCGACTATGATGACCTTGTAGAATTTGCAAAGCAGAAGAAATTGACTCTTGAAGATGTATACTATCTAAAGAACCGTGAAAGCCGGGACAAAAGTATTGCCGATAATGTTAGGCAAGAACAAGTCCAGCAATATGATAGGGTCCGACAAGGAACTCCTCAGAGTATTGCTAGTGTAGGTAACGAGGTTCGAGAAGAGACTTCTCTTGATGACCAAGTATTCGACCAATTATTAGGCGTAGGGGAGCGAATCAACGACATCGGATTATAGCTAATAAAACCGTGGGTTTATCCCACACATAAAGGAAAATAACATGGCTGACACAAGTTATCCTCAGAATACCCCTCTGAAACTAGCTACCAGCTCAGGACTTTCCGAAAACAGTAAAGCTATTGCCGCGTCTGGTCTATCAACTGGTGACCTCAGGAGACGATATGACTTCTCCGAAAGGTTTGCAGAATTAGCAATCGACCAAACACCATTCTTCCGTTTGGTGTCAGGTCTTGCAAAATCCCCAGTAGACGACCCGCAGTTTAAGTTCACAGAAAAAAGACAATCATGGATGAAGCGTTATGCTTACGTGGTTGGTCATGTAATTACAGGTAGTGTTGATAAATTTGACAATGCTGGTTTCTGTAATTTCAATGATTCAGAATCAAGCGCAGCGAATGAAGCGATTGCTCTCCAAGATACTGTGAAATTATACATGGCTACTGATTATAAGTCCGCTGGTAATTTACAAAACATCTCCGGTCAAGCGAACGGAGCTATTGCGATAGGTGCGGCAGGAACAGCACCTGAATTCCTAATGCCTAACCAAATTCTTAGAATTAATCTCTCTGCAACTGCTGGTGGTGGAACTGCGATTAGTGATTATGCACTAGTTAAAGTTTCCTCTGTTGGCGCAGAAGTAACTAAGAATAGTATGCAAGTTAAACTTGTTACTGGTGAGGTTGTAAGAGCTGCAAGTGGAGAGTATTGCTCATATGCGAGTAACGCACCTCTAACTGATGCTTACGACAAAGACATCGCTACTCAATTAGAGGCTATGCGTTCTTATGTCGCTGGTACTTCTTACGAAGAAGGTAGTAGCTTACTTGGAAAATCATGGAAAGATAATCCATATAGTACAGGTTATGGACAAACTCAGATTTTTAGGTCTGAATTTGGTATGACCAATACTGCAAGAGCAACAGCACTCAAATACGAGCCTAACGAATGGGCGCGTGTATGGCGTGATAAGTTGATTGAACACAAGTGGGAAATTGAATATGCTGGACTTTTTGGTTCGCAGGTTGAAGATGCCGCAGGTGTAGGTCACACACAAGGTGCAGTTGATTATATCTTGAAGTATGGAAACATCTTCTCTTGGAATACATCAAAAACTGTTGATAGTTTCCTTGATGATATGTCTAAGTATGTTGACCCTCGTTACAACCAATCAAAAGCAACTGTCTACTTCTGTAGCACGGATGTGTATAACTGGATTCATAAACTAGGTGGATATTTTAAACAGAATATCGGCATTGATGACCAGTTTCGTGCAGACCTTGCAGTTACAGGAAGAAAGAAAGTTATGGGCTTAGATGTTAGTACTGTTAGTACTGTCTATGGCGACATGAATCTTTCTAGATGTATTGCTCTTGATGGCTCAGCAGTTAAGATTCTTGGTATTAACATGAATCATGTCAAATATCGTCCATTGGTCGGTAATGGTGTGAATCGTGATACCGCTATCTACGCAGGAGTTCAATCACTAGAGAATTCTGGTATTGATAAAAGAGTAGATATGATTCTAACTGAAGCTGGTTTCGAGTGGCAAATGCCTGAAGCACACGCAGTTTGGAAATAATCTAAACTAATAATAGATGGCAAGGCTTCCTTCCGCTTTTAACCCTCCTTTCTCCGGTTGGAAGCTGCGCCGTCTTGTGAGGACTTAAATGAAACTTTGGGAAAAAGTAAATAATTTTACTGGTCATAATACTAAGGCTAGATATTTAGTAGAGCATATTAATGCAGGTGCTAAGTTTATTCTTAGTGCGTTACCTGAAAAGTTCCTATGGACTGTTGCTGATGAAGTAGAGATAGACGGTTTTGATTCAACGGGTGCATCTCTTATAGGTAATGGTTCTCCTGTGGCTTATGATAAAATATTAGCAGTTTATCGTTATGACAATGGTAAGAAAAGAGTGTGTGCTGAAGCACCAGATAAGAGTATACACATCTTTGATGAAGGCAATAGTCTTCTTAGGGCTACGGAAATGTTTCCAAAGTTCTATAAATTATCTGGAAAGATTTATATTAAACCC